CTTCGGCAAGGTAAGCACCGTCAATATATGGACTGTTGGTGGGAAGCTAAAACTTACACACCAAGCGGAGTTCTAAATGCTTCAGATATATTTAGCAAGTACAACGACAGGCCTAAGAAAGAATCAATTCCTTATCCTTGGACAGGACTAAACGAAAAGTTATATGGGCTAAGAAACGGTGCGCTTGTTACTCTTACTGGTGGGACAGGACTAGGAAAGTCTAGTATCACTAGAGAAATTGAGCATTGGCTTGTTAAACAAACAAAGGATAACGTTGGTATCATCGCCCTTGAAGAGGATTACTTTAAGACAGTAGACTGCTTGATGTCGATTGAAGCTAACGCTAGACTTTACATCGATCATGTTCGTGAGTCTTTCGATCAAGATAAGATTGATCAGATAGGGACGATGCTCTTCAAAGATAAAAGAGTTTGGATTCATTCACATCTTGGAGCTAATGACGTAGATGAGATCTTTTCTAAACTAAGATATATGATTATTGGTTGTGATTGTCAGTGGATAATTGTAGACCACTTACACATGCTGCTGTCAGCTTCTGCTGAAGGAGATGAGAGAAGAACTATAGATACTATCATGCATAGACTTCGTTCAATTGTAGAGGAGACAGGAGCAGGAATGATACTGGTCTCTCACCTCAGAAGGATGGAAGGAAATAGAGCGCATGAGAATGGAGTAGAAGTAAATCTTTCACATCTTCGAGGCTCTCAAAGCATAGCTCAGCTCTCAGACTGCGTGATAGCCTTAGAACGAAACCAACAATCAGATGATGCTCGTGAAGCTTCTACTACTCATGTTAGAGTATTGAAGTCTAGATATACAGGAGATGTTGGTATGGCTACTCACTTGCTCTATGACAAAGACACAGGTAGGCTTACTGAGGTTGAACTTGAAGAAGAAGATGAACTTACAGAAGATATACTATGAAGCTAGTTTTCGATATAGAAACGGATGGACTTGATGCCAATGTGATTTGGTGTATCTCTATTTATGATGTTGAAGCACAGAAGCAGTACAGCTTCAGCCCTAAGAATCTTAACCAAGCTTACTCCATGTTGAGCAAAGCTGAAAAGCTGATAGGTCATAACATTCTTAACTATGATATTCCTGTGGTCAAGAAGATTGCTTGTGTTGATCTATCAGATAAAAAAGTAATCGATACCTTAGTATTGTCTAGGCTGTTTAACCCTACTCGTGAAGGCAATCATGGTCTTGAGAGTTGGGGTTATCGCTTAAAAGTTCCTAAGATTGAGTTCGAGGAATACGATAGATATTCAGAAGAGATGATGAAGTATTGTGAGCGTGATGTTTATTTAAACTACCGTGTCTTCAATGCTTTGAAACAAGAGGCAAAACGTTTTAGTGCTAAATCAATACAGCTTGAACACGATGTTGCTTTGATTGTAGACAAGCAGCGAGAGAACGGATTCTTGCTTGATGAGAAACATACATCGCTTCTAGTAGCAGATCTTCAAGAAAAACTAGAAGCAGTAGAGAAGCAGGTAAAGAAAGTATTCAAACCTAAAGTACAGGATGTGAAACTATTTGGCGTTAGGTTAAACAGCGGCAAGCTTGCTAAGAAAGCGGAAGTTATTGATGGAAGTAAACGAGTTCTGCTTTCAAGTGAAGAATACCAAGAGCTAGTAGCGAGCGATAAAAACTATATTGTTCGTAGGATTGAAACGCCTTTTAATTTAGGTTCAAGAAAACAGATAGGTGAATACTTACAAGACTTTGGATGGAAGCCAAAGAAGTTTACACCTACAGGACAGCCAATTGTTGATGAAGCTGTACTAGGTACAGTGAAGAACATACCCGAAGCAGGGCTTATCGCTGAGTATCTTATGCTTCAAAAGAGAGTGTCTCAGATAAACTCTTGGTTCAAAGAACTTGGAGAAGACGGCAGGGTGCATGGCTATGTTAATCCGAATGGTACTATTACTGGTAGGATGACCCATCGAGGCCCCAACATGGCTCAAGTTCCTAGCATTAATGCTCCTTATGGCAAGGAGTGCCGTGCTTGTTGGACTGTTCCTTCTGGTTACAAGTTGGTTGGTATAGATGCCAGTGGCTTAGAACTTCGAATGCTTGCTCATTATATGAACGATGAAGGCTTTACAAATGAAATACTCAATGGAGACATACACTCAGCTAACCAAAGTGCTGCAGGACTTCAATCAAGAAATCAGGCTAAGACATTCATCTATGCACTCTTGTACGGAGCAGGAGATGCAAAGCTTGGGACAGTGGTTGGAGGGAGCAGAAAAGACGGCAAGAGACTTAGAGAATCTTTCCTCGATAATCTACCTGCATTTAAATCTCTTGTTGACAGAGTATCGAGAGCGGCAACAAAAGGGTATCTAAGAGGACTAGATGGACGAAAAGTTTTTGTAAGATCTGCACATGCTGCTTTAAATAGCTTACTGCAAAGTGCAGGTGCTATTGTAATGAAAGAAGCTCTTGTTATACTTGATAAAAATATTACTACTTTTGATGCAAAGTTTGTGGCTAACATCCATGATGAGTGGCAGATAGAAGTAATAGAAAATCAAGCAGAAGAAGTAGGAAGACTTGGGGTGGAAGCTATAAAGCAAGCAGGTATTTCTTTAGAGCTTAAGTGTCCTTTAGATGGGGAATACAAGATAGGAGATAACTGGAGTGACACACATTAAAAAAAGTTCCAATAGATTAGGAGATGTAGCAGAGCACTATGCTGTTACTTGGTTGTGGGACAATGGCTATGAAGTTTTTAAAAATGCGGGTTCCGATGGCGCAGTAGATATTGTTGCTTGGGATAAGTCCAAAAATGAGTTCCTTCTTTTAGATATAAAGACAAAAGGTTCTTATCCTTCTGGTCGAAGCCGAACTAAAGAACAAATGAAATATAATATAAAGCTTGTAATGTTTGACAAGAACACTAGGAAGCTTAGATTTGTGGAGCATAAAAAATGAAAAACCTAGATACTCTAGTTGAAGATATTTATCACAAGCTTGAGCCTTTATGTGAAGGTAAGCCTTTGGATTTAACAGACAAAGAGATCGATGAGTTTGGCGAGGCATTAAAGACAGTCATCAAACAATGGGCGCACCCCGAAGAAAGGAATGCTAACTTCTCCTTGCGTATGTCTAACATTGGCAAACCTGCAAGGCAGCTATGGTTTGATAAAAGAGAAAAGATAGATAGTAAACCTACTCCTGCCACAATGATTAAGTTTCTTTATGGTCATATCCTAGAAGAGCTTGTTCTTGTGTTAGCCCGATTATCTGGGCATGTTGTAACTGACGAGCAGAAGTCAGTCCAAGTAGAGGGTATCACTGGACACATGGATTGTAAGATTGATGGAGAAGTAGTTGATGTAAAGACAGCTTCTTCCTTTGCCTTCAGGAAGTTTAAATATGGCTCATTGCCTGAAGATGATTCGTTCGGTTACTTGCCTCAGCTTGCAGGATATGAAGCAGCAGAAGGAACAAATAAAGGAGGCTTCTTAGCCATCAATAAAGAAAGTGGTGAGCTTGCTATGTTTGTACCTGAAGACTTGGATAAGCCCAATATTTCTTCGAAGATTCAATCCTTAAAGGAAGCAGTAGAGTCTGATGTAATGCCTCCTCGTTGTTGGTCAGAAGTACCCGAGGGTACAAAAGGAAACCTGAAGATTCATAAGAACTGTCAGTACTGTGCTTATAAACATAAATGTTTTGCTGACGCCAATGATGGTGAAGGGCTTAGAGGTTTTAAGTATAGTAAAGGTATTGTATACTTTAGTAAGATTGTCAGCGAACCAAAAGTCGAGGAAGTCTTATGAATGGTAAACAAGCAAAGAGGCAACGCAAGGTAGCCTCAGCTATAGCAATACAATGGCTGTCTACTCTAATGAGTGAGCAGGAACACTCTCCTATTACATTAAAAAACTTTAAGCGTTATATGCCTAAAGATACACACACTTATTATAATGGCAACTTCAAGCTGCTACCGTATTCGTTTAAGTGGTTTTGTAAAAGGGTTAAACAAATGGGCATGGAGACTACTCTTGAGCGAATCGAAAGAGCAGGAAGAAATTGAACTTGAGCTTCATGAATTAATAATATCTTTAGGCATGTATCTTCTTGAAGAAGAGAGTGCTCATATAGATGATATTGATCTCCCATATATAGTAGCTCTAAGGGATGCTCTAGATGTCGAGATTAAAGATCGCATGGGAGTAATCCATTGAATAAAATAAGAAACGGACTGAGAAGGAAAAGGGCAGTCCGTCCTAGAGAAAAAAACGTACCTTCTACTTACGATTCTTTGTGGGAGCATGAGCTACACAATGGATTGCTGCAAGGGTGGAAGCACCATACTAATCAACTTTCCTATACTATAGAGCATACCTATCACCCTGACTTTGTTAAGAAGGTAGGGAAGAAGACAGTCCTCCTCGAAGCCAAGGGAAGGTTTTGGGACTATGCTGAATTCTCCAAATACTTATGGATTAAGAAGGCTCTTCCTAAAGATGTCGAACTAGTATTCCTATTTGCCAACCCTTCTGCTCCAATGCCAAACGCCACTAGACGCAAGGATGGTACTAAAAGAAGTCATGGCGAATGGGCTTCGGCTAACGGCTTTAGATGGTTTAGTGAGGCCTCACTTCCACGAGAATGGGTTAACAAAAAGTATAGAGACAGTGAAGATTTTAAGAAAGAATATTTTGATGAAAATAAAGAGGTAGAATAAATGGCAGGTAGTATTGACGATATAACGCCAGAAGAATGGCAGAAGGTATGGGAGACACAACGGAGAAAAGATATGGGATTGAATGACCCACTTTGCGGTACTGTTACAATAACGGACTACGATCCTGTTAATAGTCCATCTCATTACAACACTGGCTCTATTGAATGTATCGAGGCAATGGAAGCTACTTTAACTCCTGAAGAATTTAAAGGTTACCTGCGTGGCGCAGCTTTCAAGTATGTCTGGAGATGTAATTATAAGGGTAAGACCAAACAAGATATTGATAAAGCTATATGGTACTTGAATAAATTGAAGGATGCTTTAGATGACTAGTAAACTTGGAGTACAAGAATATCTTGGCATCAAGATAGACTATGATAAAGAAACTCTTCTAGATACTTTTGCCAAAGAAACTTTAAAAGATAGGTATTTCTGGCAAGGAGAGACCCATGCTCAAGAAGCTTTTGCTCGTGCCTCAGTTTTTGGTGCGACTTATAGGGGGGTTACTGACTACGCTCTTGCACAGCGCCTCTATGATTACTCTAGTGATCTTTGGTTTATGTTCAGTACTCCTATCCTTAGCAACGGGGGAACAACTAGGGGGCTTCCTATCAGCTGCTTTCTTAATTATGTTCCTGATTCTCGTCATGGGCTATCTGCTCATTATGATGAAAATATATGGCTTGCAAGTGCAGGTGGAGGCATTGGTGGATATTGGGGCGATGTTCGTAGTAATGGTGTGGATACTGCTAACGGTAGTAAATCTACTGGTTCTATACCATTCATGCATGTCGTTGACAGCCAAATGTTAGCATTCAATCAGGGGGTAACTAGACGAGGTAGCTATGCAGCTTACTTAGATATCTCTCACCCTGAGATCGAAGAGTTCATGGCTATGCGTAAGACTACTGGCGGTGATTTAAATCGTAAATGTCTTAACCTCCATAATGGCGTTAACATTAATGACGAGTTCCTTGCGGCGGTTAAAGAAGATGGCGATTGGAGGCTAGTAGATCCTAAGAGTAATACA